GTCCAGCATGGGTCAGGTCCTCACGACCATGATCACATCAACGTCGCTCACCGCGCCCGCATTCGGCCTGACGTAGCGCGCCGCCGTCGAGAAATCCACCAGACCCGCCGCCGTCATCGAGATGTCGTTGCCCTGAAGGTCCTTGAGCGTCGACCAGTTGACACCGTCGTTCGAGCCTTCGAGCACGACAGCAGCGCCGAATGTGCCGGTCATCTGGACGCAGGCAACGGCGGATGCGGTCTTGAGCGGCGACGAAGGTGCGCCGGTATCACCCGAGCCGAGAGCTTCCCACATGATCTGCGCGACGCCGCCGCCGATCGACGTGGTGGTTTGACTGATCACTGCCATTTGCCATCTCCTTGCGATGCGCTGGTTGCATTATGCCCTGCATTGGGCGGAATAAAAAGCGTCAATGCCCCTACGCGGCGTGATACGAGAAGAGGCAGTTGTGTTGTTGGCGCTTATGACGTCGGCGGGCAATGGCCCGAACTATCAGGCGACGGTCAGGATGCCGGTGCCCGAGAACTGCACGGTCAGGCTCTCACCGTCCGCAAGCGTGAGCGAGGAGCCGTAATCCCAATACCCGATGAGCGGATCTGCCGGCGAGGTCGGCGTGTCGTTGTAGAGGTAGACATACCGGAACGGGCCGACCGAGCCGCCCGACGCCGTGATGACCTCGTCAGCCGCGTCGAGCGTGATGGTGCCCGATGAAAGCACCACCGATACTGTGCCAAGTGTCGGCTGGCCGCCAGAGACGTTCGTGTAGGCGATCTCGGTGACGCTCGCCTTCACGCCGTTCCCGTCCGTCGTCGGGTCCGGCGTCTCGGAGCCAGGAGCTGTGTTCGACAGCGCCAGCATGAGGGTGTCGCTGCCGAGATTGTGGACCCCGTTCAGGAGGTCTTCGACGAAGTCGTTGATCTTGACGAAGGTTGCCATCTGCCACCTCCTTCGGATGTGCCGATTGCATTATGCCCTGCATCGGGCGGAATGAAAAGTGTCAATGCACCTACACCTCGTTATAGACGACCGGCCTGAACGTGACTGTCAGGCGGCGTGATATGAGACAAGCGTAAACTGCACGGTCATCTCGTCGGTGGCTGAATTGTTCGAGAAGCCTAGGAAGTAGCCCTGATCCGTGGAGTGCCCGATGATGAAATCGAGCACGTCCGGGGTCGTGGTTTCCCCACCGTAGGTCGTGGCGATCGAGGACAACGTCGCACCGACGTAGGCCCACCACTGATTGAAGAGCGTGCCTCCGAAGGAGCCGGAGCGCCAGCCGAGTCGGTAGCCGGTCGTCGCACCGGACGTCCCGAATTTGGCGAAGAGGTGCCCGATGTGCATGTTGTTGTAATCCGCCCGGACCATCGCCCGGACACAAGAGAGGTCTTGGCAGACGATGAAGATCGGATCGATCGCAGGAGATCCGCCCGCCGCCGGGATCGGGACGAACTTGATGTCGCCCGCCGCGAGCGTGATCGAGACCGGCTTGTATTGCACAGAGAACGATCCTGAGGTGAATGTGTCGGAGGCCCCCGCCTCGTCGTAGAGCGTGAGATCTTCGCCCCCGCTGCCCCCGCCGAGGTCTGCGATCGCCTGCGTCGTGAGCTTGCGACTGTTGCCAGCCTGCACGCCGTAGACGAGCTCCGTCCCGTCGAGCGTGCCCGCTGCCGTTAGGTCTGTCAGGATCTTGTCTGCCATCTTCGCTCTCCTTAGATGCTTTCGTCGCCCTCAAGGCGGAGCACGTCCGCCGCCGGGCTGGTGCTCTGCTCGTCGCCTTCGAGTAGCGCGTTGTCCGCCGCCGGGCTGGTGCTCTGCTCGTCGCCTTCGAGTAGCGCGTTGTTCTCCCCTTGCGGGATCAGCCAAGCATCCCCACCAGTGAGCGTGAAGGTGCCGGTGTTGGCGACGCCGAAGAACTGGAACGGGATGAATGGCTGTGTCCAATTCCAGTAATCGGTCAAGTCTCCGGAGAGCTCGACCTTGGTCCGGACGGTGACGAGGAAATTGGTCTCGCTCTCGACGCCGGTGAGATTGAGGTCGTCGAGGTTGATTGTGTGCGAGGTCGTCGAGGGCGGAAGATCGAGCTCCGAATAGACGACCTGCCCCGTGACCGGCCGCCAATCGTAATCATCGGTATCCGGCCACGTCTGCACATAGACGTCGTAGGTCGTGTCTGGCTCCGGGCCGATGCTGTCGTCGAGGTGATCCTCGACCGAAAGGCTCGTCTGCAACGTCCGATCGCGGTGCGCCCAAGAGATTGTGATCGAGCCGCTCTTGATCGGATTGGTCTGCGTATATTCTCCGTCGAGCTGGAACTGGCCGACCGGGTAAGGCAGACCGGCGCGACCGTCGAGGAGCTCGCTCTCGCCAATTCCTTGCTCGCTGATCGTGGCGGTGTCTGCCCGCGTCGAGGGCAGGACGTAGATAAAGATTGACTGGTTCCGAAGAGCCTGATCTTGGTTTATGTAGCTGTAATTCTGCCAGACGAACATCCTCTCGCCGACATCCCACCGGCGCGGCGACGTATCAAGCACGCCGCGCCCGATGGTGAAGGTCGCGACGCCGGAGGCGACGGAGATCGCGTCGACACGCACAAGCTCGTGCCGGGAAACATGCTCGCCGATCTGCATGATCGTTCCGACGGCGATCTCGCTCTCGCGTCCGGTGGCTGTGGCGGTCACGGTGGTCGTGGTCGGGTCCCAATCGAGGACAGCCGTCGTCTCCCACGACGGAGCGGCCGGTGCGCTCCCGATGCGGTAGTAGACGTCGGCGTCGACGTCGTAGGACACCACGACGCCAGAGCGGTGCGCGCTGTTCGGTGCCTCGAAAGTCGCTGCCCAATATGTGATCGTCCGATCGTTCGAGAGCTGTCCGTCGATCTCTTGCTGGCCGATGATCCTCTGGATCTCGTAGTAGGGCAGCTCGTAGAGGTAGACGAAATCCGTCGGTAGTGCCTCGTCGCTCGGAGGCAGCTCCTCCTCTGCATCGATGACAACGTCTGCTTCAAGGTCTGTCGAGAAGACATCCTGCGCGAACCGGATCAGCACAGAGTTGTCCACGCCGTCTGGCTCCTCGATCTCTGTGACGCGGGCGACCATTCCGTTGAGTCCGAGCTTCGGCTCGTTCAGTATGATCGGTGTGCCAAGGTTGATGCCAGTGGGCAGGTAGGCAGCCTTCATCGTCCCGGTGACCAAGGGCTGAGACTGCGACACAAGGTCTCGGTAGGCGATCTTGGCAGCCAGCGCACCAGTGGTCACGCCCTCGTAGGTCTCCTTCTGGGCGATCACCCGGCCAGAAGCGACGACCGCCGCGACGTTGGTGGCCGACATGCTCGCGCTCTCGCCATTGTCCCGGCGCGTGTAGGTCACGATCACCCGGTTCGGCAGCTCCCGTGGGTCAGGTTGCTTGACATCGCTCCACTCGATGACGGGGATGCCACCGACCCCAAAAGTGTCGAGGCCAGACAGTGCGTAGTCGTTGCGGATCAGCTTGACCTCGTAGAGCCCAGTCTCGTGGTCGACGTAAGTAACAGCATCGAGGTGCTTCTCGACGAGTTGCCGGAACCCATCAAGGTCTCCACGGCTCTGCCACCGGAACGAGAAACCCATGTCCTCGTCGTATGCTGTCTGCGCGGCCGTCGCGAAACTGTCGCCGATGATCGAAGGCGAGCCATCGCCCGGTCCGCCGTGCGCCGGGTTTACGATGATGTCCCGGAGGATGTGCACGCCGTTCAGATCTGCCCACGTCCGGAACCCGCCGCGCAGGCTTTCGAGGAGTTCGTCGGATGTCCTCGGGTGCGGGATTGCTCCGTCGCCGGTGGAATTCTCTTCGATGTATCGGAGGTCGGCTTCAAGGTCACGAAGGAAGTCCGAGCCCTCATAATCATAGATGATGAACTGCGCCTCCGCGCGGTAATCGTTGAGCTGATCGGCCACCCCATCGAAATCCGCCTGAGTGTTGGAGGGATTGAACCCCATCGCGTGAATTCCGACATAGACCCGGCGGATGCTGTCGGCCGTATCGAACGAGGCAAGACCCGAGGACGAGCTCACCGACGCCGCGCCGACATACGGATCCCAGCCGACGCCGCCTGCGTCTAGAGCGTCGTCTGCATCTTCGTAGAAGCTGCCGATGTATTGCGTGCCGTCGTTAGACGGAAAGCCGATCGCGACCGTCTCAAGCTGGTCGCAGAAGGCGAGGAGGTCTGCCCGGGCTGTGCTGTCGATCCCGAATTCGGTATGCCCCCCGGTGACGCCGACCGGCACCGCGTCGACCCGGATGCGGATCGCGAGGTTGGGATTGTCCGGAAGCTCCGAGAACCAAGACCGGAGGCCGGCGACGACCGCATAGAAGCGAGCTTCGCTTTCCGCCGTTTCCGCCGACAACGTGGTCGGCACGTCCAAGAAGATGAAGATCGCGGTCTTGTCGTATCCGGTCGTCACGTTGACCGGTGCGATCTCCGGGAGCCAATTCCCTTCGGTCTGATAGACCGACGAGACCTTCGCCCGGAGCGGTTGCAGATAAGGGTTGTTCCCGAAATAGAACTGGCGGAAGACGAGGCCGAAAACTCCCCGGAACGACGGGATCAGGCCGGAGAGGTTCGAGCCGAGGTAGTCGTTCTGTCCTTGCGAAGATCCGCCGTCCTCGATGTCGACGTAGCCCGACACGCCGCCCTCGCGCTCCTCCCCGCCGAAGAGCGTCGGCTGGTGGATCGCAAGCCGCCCGGTGCCCTGATTGCCGCGCCAGAAGGTGCGATCGGAGAAGG